TGATTATGTCATTGTCAACCGGTTGATATGATATATTGTTTGCGTCATTAGCACATGACATACAGGATAAATATTCCCACAAACATGCAAACAAATAAGCGCACATAATGAAGTAATATATATAAGCCGAACACTATTATTTTTACACGCGTAAATATTCAAAGGGGTGTATTTTTATTGTTTGTAGCATTTCGTGTATTTTTTTGTTATTGTATAATAGTAATGACCCAAGGTAGCCTGCCGATTAGATACGTACCTAAATCACTATCTACTAAGGATAAACGAACGCAGATTGCCATGTTAAAGAAGTCCAGAAAGCTGTATAAAAAAGGTGCGTTCTATACAAGAAAGCGTCTATCGTCTTACAAAAATAAGACATCCGAACACGTAAAGAATGCGCGCAGGATTTATAATGTGGACAAAATTGTCCCGAATAAAGAGTTGTCTAATGCCACGGGTTGTTCAGTGGCCGCATTGAAGCAGATTATAAGAAAGGGCGAAGGAGCCTATTTTTCATCCGGATCTCGTCCAAACCAAACCGCGCAATCATGGGGTGTAGCGCGATTAGCCAGTTCAATTACGGGAGGCAAAGCGGCGGCAGTGGATTACAGTATATTGGAGAAGGGATGCAATCATCGTAAGCCGGCGTTTATTTTAGCAAATGCGGCCAGGAAAAAGCACGGACACGGGAATTCCAAAACAAAAAAAGTTACATTGAAAACATAATTTGGATATTACTTACATTCACACCTATATCATTACTGGTAAATCATCTCTAACAAAGTGGGCCGCTCCGTCTGCCGTCCATTGGACAACCATGGTAATTATTTCTACTCCCGCTTCAACTGCCTCCTTAACCGCAGCCCTATATTCGGGGTCAATAATGGAAGGCTGAAAGCGATCCACATCTGTTCGTTGTATTACATAGCACATAATACAACGAGTTTTAGATTCGCGTTTAATCAAGGTAAGCTCGCGAATATGCTTCAGTGCGCGCGGGCTCACTGTGTCGGTGCTTTTTTTTCGGTACCCGTCAGGAAAGTAGGCCACCTTGGAATTTAATGGTCTGTCATCGTAACACTTGCCCCTTCTGTCTTTCGCAGTAATATCATCGTAATCCGCTAGCGGCACATTTTTGACCTCCATAATAAACGGCACTCCGTTCCTGTCAATTCCGCTGAAATCAAATCGCGAATCAACCTTGCCCTCCACATATATGGCCGTCTCTCTTTTATATCGCTGCACTCCCGGGAGACGCGTTAGAAGATTATTTTTGAGGGCTGCTTCGGTTAAATCCTCGGCCAACTTTGGATGTATTCCAATGATTATTGAGGCATCTCGCTCCCTGATCATGGAGAGATATACCTTGTATTTACAAGCAATTTGATTGGTGGGTTTTCGCGGTTTAGGAACAGGGGCCATTAGAATGGTCGCACCCACATCGGCTAACCCACAGCAGCCAAGAGATGCCGTATGCCCAAGCGTCTCTATGTCCGTGTCACCAATCCGAATATCCGCAACATATGGCGTTTTTATAATTTTTGAAGGTCGTTTAATAATTAGCCCCTCAACGAGGCCCTCTATTTTTAGCAATGGTTTTGCCTGCATTATAGTTTATTCCAGTTTCCAGTTTACAGTTCCAGTTTATCAGTTTTATAGTTAGTATTTTACACTTTACCAATGTTTCCAAATCAATTTTATTTGAAAACTAATAGGATAATAATATATTAATATTATAAGTATGTCAGATTCCAAAAACCAAGATAAAAACAAAGACAAGGTCCAAGATAAACCCAAAGAGGATCTAAGGCCACCAACCCGGTTAAAGATCAAATTGAAAACAAATGTTCCTGGGTTTGGAGAAATCAATTATAACCCGGCTAAAATGACGCTCACAAAGGGCGGCGAAGATGATGCGAATATATTGTTTAACCCGTTAATAAAACTATCAACCGCCGCAGTAAACAGGGCTCCCGAATCTATTAGACAGTTGCAGTTTTGTAACAAGGGATATTTTGCGTCGCTAATCAATAGTTTAAATCAAACCCCCGCAAAAAATTTAGTAGAGGCGACAAAATTAGGATATATACGCAACAACATTGACATTACACTTCGCACCCTTTTTCCGCCTGAGAGCGTAATAAAGCTTGGCGGGAAAAAATATACAATTGCGGCGGTAGATTCGGACAGCGATGAATGGCACATTGACGTAAAAATAAAGCTGGAAGATATTCTTAACCGCGACAAAATTGCCGACCCAAGATTAGCCGCATATGTAGCTGCTAGCGATAGGTCAAGCGCGGACCAGGAACTTGCGGCACTGAGAAGAGCGGGGGTAGCAGCGGGCATTGGTGTCTCAGCCCCAGTCCAGCCTCAAGTCAAGCCTCCAGCTACAAAGTTAGATACAAGTTTAAGTGTAATAAGTCCTGAATCCAAAACCAAGCCGCAGCCTCTGGCCATAACTGACAAAGCCATTGTCGACGGAAGCAAACCTAAGTCGCAGCTTGCTATTGCCGATGAAAATAAACCTAAACCTATGGCTATTGCTAACAAGCCCGAGGTAGAAGTTGAGGACGTGACCCCGCTCCGTCTACAAGAAGGAAAACAAGTCCTTGAATTTAAAAAGGTGCCCGCAGCAGGCCGAAACCTTCGCATCTTAGACCCAAATGGCCCAGCTACTGCGCGATTTAGAACAACGTTAGCACAATTATACAATATGGTCAACGCTGTATATGTTTACAGCGGGCAAAATTATAGAAATAAATTAGCGCCGCCTGGAACGAATGTATCATTATCGCCAAAGCGATGGACCGACTCAGTAAACAGTCTATATGTAAAGCAAACTGTTACTGACGGCGATTGTTTTTTTGACGCAATATCATGTGCTATAAACCAGTACAACAGCCAGTTATCGGACAAGGATTTAACTGAAACAATATATATAAGGGACTCCGACATATCAGGCAAGAATAGTAATGTCATATATGGAATCACGAATGATTTCAATATTCAGTCTCTAAGAAGAATAGTATATCGCTATGTAGTCATCAACAATCCTATAAGGGAACAAATGTTTCGTGTGAGCGAAATGTCTGTAGATGAAGCAAATGATGAGATTGCTCGCAGATGTGATGCCCCGAACCCACCAAATTATGTAGACTACGTAGACTGGGTGCGAAATGAACTATCTATGCGCGCGGGTGACGGTATTATCTATACAGCACCATTCCCCCTTGACAGTGAGACTCCAGACAAGTTCCAAGGCACATATACAGCGTCGCCAGAGATATATAAACGTCCATTTGTGGGCTTGGATGACCAACGGTTACAAGGTTATATTGAAAGTACGAGTTATTGGGCGGACACTATTGCTATAAGGGCGATGGCGGAGATGCTGAATATATGCGCTATTCCAATCCGTGTTTTGACGCAGGACACCGTGAACACGCAGAACGAAATATGGGACGCCTATAGCAGCGAGGACCCCAGACCACCGGCGGCACCTAACCTAATTTCGCTCATTTCCATACCAATAGCATTAGACAATTACATTGTGGATCAAGTGCGAACGCCAAGACCAAATAAGATTCGCTCTGTAAAATATATATTTTTGAGTGAAACTGGGTCGCATTATGATTTAATTACCTTTGGAGGCAATATTGGCGGAAATATTGGCGGAAATATTGGAGGTAATGTTAGAGGTATTTTTACGTTTAGCAGTACTAACATGATAGACGTGATTCCGTTATATATAAAAATGGTTGTTTTTGGCGCATTGTTTGCGAAGAACTTCATGTCAACCCAGCCTGTTCCTGAGTGGGTCCCACTCCAAGAAGACATGTATTATATCCTAATATCAGTTCTTGTTATTTTGAATAGAGAAACTGGTCCGACTCCCTTTTGTGCTGCGCTTGATGCTAATTTTTCGTCAAAAAGTTTATTAATGCGGGCGCAGGGTCAGAGTATGTGTGCGAGGCTACGGAATTCGTTCGTAGAAAAGTCTAAACAACCCTCGCGCAAAGATTCTGTCAAAAAAATGATAGAGTTATTTGGGGTTATGTACAATGAGACCTTAAGAGAAGTTAACGAGCGTTTTAATAGCGGCAACGTCCCCTCGGGATTTAAACCAAAGAAGAAGAATTTGCAACAGGTAGGGCGCAGACCAGTTACTCGTACAGTAAGCGATAAACAGGAAGAGCAAAAGGTTGGCGGCCAGTATCCACCTCAATATCCATCACAAATGTTAATGCCTGGACGAGACATGCGCGATTTGTTCAAGCGGGACTCTGAATCCTCTCTTGCGTATTATATTACTATTTATATGTACTTGTACCCGGGGACAGATGCTCCGCCTGGAAAGTTGCGAAGCTTAAAGTGCGCCGCAAGACGCTTCAAAATATCGCAAATTTTGTCAAAGATGGTAGGAACTGCACCGCCGAGTATAATGCCGGAATATAGCTATTCAAGACCAGAATTGTTTGGAAATAACAAGAAGGGGAGCGAAACCAGAAAACAAGGAGGCGCTACACACAAGCATGCCAGAACAAGGAAACATGTGAGTAAGAGGAGAGAAACTAGAAAAAGACGTCAAAATGCTGCCATGCGCGTTACAAGGAGGCGTCGTTAAATCACCTCCTGCATCAATTTATCAAAGTATCAATGTATCAAAGTATATTATTATGATGAAATAACATAATAATATCAGAATTATCCTATGGCCTTTACTGGCTATAATCGTACTTATAAAAGTCAAATTTGGCGTACGCCTGTTTTTGCGCCCTTGACCGATTCTCTCTATTCGCCTTTTCCAACAACGCAACTGCTGCGGCATATTCTTGATCGGATATAGTTCCGTCTCCACTAGTATCAATTAATTTGTGTAGAACCCGATATTTATGAGGCACAACGCACAATGAGCTCTCTTCGTTAAATAAAAAGTCCGACAAAATGGTAAATACCGCAGTGAGGCCGAGCGCGGCATAAATATCACGCGTGCCCATCCATGCCATTGCGAATATTAAGAGCTGCTTGCTTACGGAATATTTCATATATTCTTCAGTTGATTTGCTAAATTGAATTGTAATAAATTTGGAGCCAATATTAAGAAGAATCATTATAACTCCCGCAAAAAACTTGCTGTTGTTTAAATACATGATATGATGATTAATATATGATGCTCCATTTAACAAGGGTGTAAATATAGTCGGTTTACCACCCAACTGTTGTGTTAATAAATTAGGTTGAGCGCCGTTAAGTTGTGGTTGTGGTTGTGATTGTGGTGGAGAATTACTCATTGTACTAAAATAACATGTTATTATATTTTTATAGTATTCCAAACCTTCTAAAAAGATTTGAAATATTAGTGGACGTTTTATTGTAGAACCCTTCTCCAACAATACGCGTTCGTCTAACCATAGGCCTATAAAATGCGCGCACTCCTGGCGTAAATCCATCTACATAACGTAGGGAGTTAATATAAGCAAAAAATATTACTAGTAAAAACAAGAAACAACTATATAGTAAATGCTTCATATATAATTGTACGCTAAAAAATTACATGCTATAAAAAGGATTTTATTAAGCAGGTTTAGAACTGCGCCGCCTGGTCCGCAAAACAAGATGGGTCGTTGGGTTCAACCGCATCATCTGACTGCCTACGGGTATCGGCGACACCCATAAAATCGCTTGCGCGTTTGCCCTTCTGCATGACTCTCTCGCTGTCAAGTAGGTTAAATCCCTCGCGGGCTACGGGCTTCTTGCTATCGTCCATAGGTTTCTTAGCATCCATATCCTTCTTGTCGGCAGCAACCTTCTTATCATCCATAGCCTTCTTATCAGCAGCAACGTTCTTATCATCCTTAGGGGCAACCTTAATAACCGCCGTGCCCATTTTATTGTTGTTGACCACCCCTTCAGTAAAACCCTCCATGTAATCCACATTACTTTGGTTATATATAACTACAATTGCCAAGACCGCAATTACACCAAGAATGTGATGTACGCACGTAATTCCTAAAACAAGGAACACAAGAACCGCTCTTCCTAAAGTAGTGCCAACCAGGAAATTAAAAAATCTTGCCTGACACAGCAAAACAACAAAAATTATGGTAGCCAGCCCCCCCATGTTCGTTTTACTAAGCAACTTAGAGTCCATATAAATATTCCTATATAATTTTTTTTCATTATAATTTCAGTCGGTTTTGCAAATTATTATCTAAATTTTTAATAGGAATGTCTTTAGCAATGTTCGCAGCTCCATTTAATGACAATAACGACGAATCACTTAATAATGATCAGGATAATAGTCCAATAAATAAAAAGCGGCGTACGCATAGTAGAACACAAAAAATCTACCCTAAAGAGAATATTGACAAGAACAAGGTCAACTCTGTATTGAGTCAGATTCATAATACGGACGATGACGACGACGATGGGTCAGGCTACAAGCTACCACCCAACCCCCAATCTGCGGGAGCTCAGAAGACTCAGCCCCTTAACCAAAAGGAGCAAATGATGAATATGTCAACTAACAGCGATGGTATCTTTAGAACATTGGGGCGCGCGCCGCAGCCAAATTATGAAGGAAGCGACAATCTGGATCTAAATGACTACAGCAATTATGGTAACGAAAAAACCAACGAAGAATATTATAAGCGCACTGTTCCCGGATACGTTCCTGAAAAATCTGTAACAAACCGCCCTTATTACAACACGGCCAACTACACTATGCCGGCGGAGGCGCCGAGCCAGGATGTCTTGTTACAAAAGTTGAATTACATGATCTCTCTATTAGAAGACCAACAAGACGAGAGAACAAATAATGTGACGGAAGAGGTTGTGCTTTACTCCTTTCTCGGCATATTCATTATTTTTATTGCCGACACATTTGTTAGAGCTGGCAAATATGTCCGATAAGCCAATATATATATGTTGCATAAATAAATATATATATAAACCACTTAAACCAAATACGCTATTGTAATGTAACAAAGTATGGTAAAATACGTTATTATTCACAACAAGCACGAGGGATGTTATGACTTCCCATATTACGAAGATGCGGCAACAAGAACAAGGCTGACATCTATTACAATTAATCTTCCCAAACTATTTATGTTTGACAGCAGGGATCAAGCGCAGGACTTTTTTGAAGAATACATTAATGACGTAGACGTGCTTGATAACAGATGCAAGAAGGGTGACGAAGTAGAGCATATTGATTACTGCACATGCGGGGTTATTGAAATGGATGCGGAGGATAACCCTATTTTGTTTTACAATAAGAAGAACCAGATATTCTTGATGGATCATGGACCACAAATTTTTATCCCACCGCAGGATTTGAAGAATGACGCAAAGAACCTCAACCTGACTAACCATCTGATGCGCAAGTGTAAGACCTTGAGCAAGGAGCAAAGGCGCCGATACATTGAGTTGGGCAAGTTCTGCGAGGAATGTACAACTAGTGATAAAAAGGGTGGTGGCGCCGAAGGAGAAAAAAGTGATAGTGATAGTGACGTAGAAAGCGTTGGCAGTGACACCAAGTAAGCAAACATAAACGCGCGATTAATTAATAATGAGCACCTTATTCGCCTTAAAAGTGGGGTATCCAAAGTTATAAAAAAAATAAGCGGTTGGGCTAACTATTAGCGGTCGGGTTTTAAGCATAATATTTTCTATTATAATGTGGTTATCTGAAATATCCTCGATTGCCGCAAATCCAAAATAGTTTTCGGCTGCTATTTTCCAAAAACTTATTTTGAATCCCTGTATAAAAACGGCGTCGTCAGTGTTTGATATAGACGCAAAACAGCTAAGCACTTCCATGCCCTTTTCAATCTGAACGCATGACTTTCTAAAGAAATATGCGGCAACAATATTATCCTCAGCGATTATGATATAAATAAAAATATTCTTGGTTTTAATTAATTCAATAATATTTGTTGCTTCTGTGTTGATAATGATATCAAATTTCTTACTGTGCGTAACCATAAAATTAAACAACAGATGAAAGTTTTGCGCATTAACCTCAACTAATTTATATACCGACAATAGGTCAGCGGGTTTTGTCCACGCATCAACGCGGAACCCATAAGTTGAATAAACGCATAATGGCACGATCCCGGTTAGTTCATCTTCTCTCTTAAAGAGAGAAACAACAATGTTTTTATTGATTCGGCGCTGGTTATAGTGGTGTGTTTGAATGAGCTGTGGCGCGACCCCCTTTTTTCGGTACGCCTTGTCAACGCACAAATAGTCAACGTAATATGCGCAAAATTTAAAATCAGTATTTCCATTATTGATTGATACGTAAACTGGTCTGGTTGTCATCACCCCTGTAACCCGCAAATCTACCACGGTGGTGCCTTTTTTTAAGTCTACCATGTAATTGTCCTCGGTATAAAGGGATACAAACGTTTTCGCATTATGGCCGCTTAAATAGGGAATTATATTTTCAGACTGGGGAGAGAAGACATTGTCCCTATTCTGAAGATAGTTTTGACGAATTAGCGCGACAAATCGCTGCGTCTGTAATGATGTGAGTTCAGAGAAAACAATAGTTTCTATATTTTTGAAATTAGTGTATTTGTTTTTCTCTGGCAAACCGTCATCTATAATACCAGGCGCCTTCAACATATAGCCAATGTCGTAGACGTGGAATACAGGTTGCACCACCCAGAACCCAAACTTCACTCGTATGTAAGCATAAATAATAATTGTCGTAATGGTCGCAAAAAATAATATGTAAGATAAATATTCTAACATATTATTTAGTATGTTTTAATTTTTTTAAAATAACTAACCTGAGCTGCATTATTTTACACGGGGGTTGTCGCAAGAATAGTCATTCCGCTCAGGGTATTTACTTTATCAACGAATCGCGATACGCTCTCTTTATAAATAGCAATCGCATCATCCTTGTTTCTAAAGAGCCCCACGTCAACCTTCTTACCCTCCAAATCCTTGTAATGAGTAAAAAAGTACCGGATCTTCTCGCGGACAGAGGGATTTATGTCATACATATTTCTACATGATACATACATTGGGTCCACTTTGGTTGAAGGCACCATAATAAGCTTAGGGTCTACGCCGGCATCGTCCTTAGTTTCCAATACTCCTACAAGCTTGCATGATATATAACAACCGGGCGTTAGTTCATCGTCCATAATAACTACCACGTCAATTGGATCATTGTCCTCGCTCAAAGTATTTGGAATAAACCCATAGTTAAAGTTATATTTGAATGGTGTGCGTAAAATACGATCGCACACAAGTGCCTTCTTTTTTTTGTCATATTCGTATTTTACATGGCTCCCCTTTGCGATCTCAATAAAAACCTCTAAATTGAAGTCTACTGAGTCGCTTCCAGGTTGTGGCGTGTTTAATGTGTTAGAAAGTCCTGAATCAATACCCTCCATAATGATATAGGGCATAAAAATAACAAGTTTTTATCGTATAGACCCTCCGGCTTACTCAAAATATGCTAAATAGGTTGTACTGACAAATCTTAAGCCGGTTTGGTAAAGATGTATAAATATTGATGTTCATATGCGCATTTTACCATGTCTATTTTTCCCTGAAGAATGAACCCACATTGTTGTGCAGTATTGACAATAGCCGAGGTGTCTTCCATATATAACGTTTGTTGTTGCTTACGAACTTTGCCGTCATTAAACTTAAATTTCTCTTCAAATACAGCAAGGTCGGTGCCAGGGTCTAAATTAAAGTTTGCCGAGTATTCAAAGTCATTAAATACAATCTTAGTTTTGGTAATTCTCTCCTTTGCGTATTTTTGCGGAGAAACAATATACAACGGGTTACCTGGCGGCAAGATTGGGTCAAACGACTCGCGGTCCACAAGATGGACAATTAGAGTACCCCCGGGCATTAACCAGTCCATGCAATTATCAAAAAAGTGTCGCTTGTCCTTAAAATAGTATAGTGTAAAATACAAACAAAGGATGTGAGTCACCGAGTTCATCTTAAATAGCCCATTATCAAGCGCATTGCCAACCTTGAAATCCAGATCGGGGTAGTTTTCTTTGGCCTTGTTAATCATTGAGGGTGAAATATCGACGCCAATAACCTTTAACCCCTTTGAATGAAGAATGCCGCTTTGGTGACCAGTCCCGCATCCAATATCGGCAATAATACTCACATCATTAGGCGTACTAGTGTTTATAATTTCTCCGACCTCAAAATCATTTTTAAATCCGCTAAAAACCAAATAATCGTAAATGCCAGCGTAAAAATCGTCATATACTGCGGTTCCCTGTTTAAATAAGAACTTATCAGACGTTGTCATGCCCTCCTTTACTGGTTTTAGTGCCCTAAAAAACACGACCATAATTAAAAGTGCCGCCGTAAAGAATAATACCTTCCCAAAATTAGATAACTTTATGTAGAATTTAGTCAGTGAGTTTAGTGGTTTCATCTATATGTATTGTTGTTATTTTTTTTGTATAGATTCTAAATATATGAGTGATTCTGAAATTAATGACATACGCGGTGCTGGCGATTTTAAAGGCACATCATTTTCAAAATTTAAAAAAACCGACGTCAAAAAGGAGATGCTAAATAGTTTAATCGCATCTAAAATAGAGCCGGCGTGTTATTGGAGTGCAGAACTAATATGCGCGGGCCATTATAGCGATCTGTGGGAGATCATTCTACATTTTTACACAAAACATATTCATTTAGGGAACCCTAAAATTGCGATTTATTTGGAACTAAGAATCAACAACTTCAAGGAGATTGTGAATAATGGATATTCGGACAATGAGCTGCGAATGAGAAATAATGAAAAAATTCGCAGGCTATTTTGCGAAATCATGTGCGTATTGTGTGACGCAAAACGCAAACATAGTTTTGACATAGTCAAAATAAAAAAGGAAGACTTTGATATGATACAGCTGCGCGATAAATTTAAGGCCCCCAGCAATAAATACGCACAGGAAATCTTCTTGGATGAAGACCCCAAAGAACTGTTTCCTGCAATAAATGAAATAGCGTACAATCTTTCTGACGAATGTAAAAATACCATGAACGCATGCTACTGGCTGGAATGGATAATGGAGTTTGAAACTATATGCAAAGCCAAAAAGGAAAAAATAGCGTGCGAAAGACGAAATTTTCCCCAGGTTAACCAAAAATCGCAAAAAGACATTATTTGGATCATATGGGACCTGTTCTTGACTGAATCTGGGAAGAGAACCAAGTTTGTCAAGAAAATGATGGATGCGCTATTCTCGCTGTTTACACTGAAATATGGACCCGGATGTCAAAGAAAGAGGCGAAATATTCTGTATTTTGCTATTTCATTATTATGCGAAGACCTGATAAGTAATGATGAGATTATACGGCCATCTCAGCAGGAAATGGTCGGCAATATTCTTAAAAAAACAAATCTGATTTACCAACAAATTAAGAAGAATGAAGAATCGCCTGGAATGGACTATTTATTTAAGGACGCAAAGTCGTCTAACCTAGATAAAACTATTGAAAAACTGGAGAAAATGAACACGTTTGGCGAGAGCTTCCTGCCGAGAATATAATGAGAGACCTCTGCCAATAAAACTACAACAACAACAATTATAAAATATATACCAATAATATAAATGCACAAGACGTACAAACAGAAGGGTGGAAAGGGAAAGGGGACGCGTAAAATGCGCCCCGACAACGCCTCTATAGCTGCGTTTCAAAGGGAGATTACAGTTAGATTCCTTGAAATGCTTTTGCTGATCAAGTTATATCATTGGAAAACTACCAGTTATCCTACACACAAGGCTACGGATGATTTGTACACAAAATTCAACCTAAACATGGATAGCTTTGTTGAGGTTCTTTTAGGAAAATCTGGTATGAGAACAGAATTAACTCGCGACAAAACTATACGGCTCACCGATTTAAATTCCATAGATGAGTTGAAGCAAGCAGTTGTCGTATTCAAGAGCTATTTACTATCATTGAATGATAATGCAGCTATGAAGAAAATGGCAAATACCGACTTGTTTAACATTCGCGACACAATTTTAGGGGATATGAACCAATTCCTGTATTTACTCTCATTCAAATAATGATGGACAAAGGGTTATAATAAAAAAATTAATATATAGATTTTTATTATAATGGACAATTCGAATAGTTTATCAAATTCAATCTTACAGTCAAGTGAGTCATCTTTGCCCGCCTACAATACAGCCGCCTACAGCTCAACAGACGAGGGTGGGTTTTTTGACGGACTCGCAAACATCACATTTAGCACCTGGCTAATTATAATTTTAATTTTAGCATTTTTAGGATTTAATATTTTTGCTTATTTAGCGCGCGGAACCCAGGACGTTACGAGTTTTTTTGCCCCGCTTATGCAGAAGTTGTTTGGCACAACCGCAACTGTTGCGGGTCAGACAGTAAATGTTGCGGCAGAGGGTGCAAAGGCCGTGGTAGGAGGGACCGCCAATGTTCTGGATACCGGACTAACTGCCGTTCAAGAAATTACACCAAATGGTGCGCCAAGCAGCTTAAAAACGCAGTCTGTACAGGGAACCATGCTGCAGCAAGATGCCACCGCAAACAACGCACTAAATCGGGCGCTCAACACGTCTCAACAAACGCAACAAGGCGGCGCAAACGACGAATATGAAGCTCACGAGGCTCCAAGTTCAGTCCATTCCGCCGGAAAAGCTGGATGGTGTTTTGTGGGCGAAGATCGCGGATTCCGAACTTGTGCAGAGGTGGGAGTAAATGACGAGTGCATGTCCGGAGACATATTCCCGAGCCAAGAGTTGTGCATTAACCCAAATTTAAGGGCTTAAATAATAAAATTATTATAGTAATATTATTATTTACATATTTGAGCAATTAGACGGCGCTACTTACACTTTATAAATCAAACAAAATATCACATTATGCGTCAAGGACTTCAATGTGAGCAGCTTGTTTTTGATACTTATCAAAACCAGTAAGCGTATCAGGGGTGAAGAAGCGATTATATAGGTGAGCAGAGAGTACGCCTGCGTTAGAAAACGCAAAATTTGTAGTTCCTGTTTTTAAACAAACGTTAAACGAATTAAGGATAAAGTTAACATCGTTAACTGGTGAATTGGCTGTTGTCTGAACTGAAATATATAGAATTTTATCAGTTGCGGAGACAATTGATGAATCGTATGTAGGATTAGCACTGGTATCCTGTGTACCCTGCGTCCCATTATCTCTATTAGTGCGATTTGCGGTTTGAACTGCGAACGGTTTAAGACATGTTTTGCCATAAACATTCATTGGCGATTTATTAGTGTATAAACAATATGATTGATTAACATTCTGAGCAGGACTGTCTACACTATAGCAATAATTAATTTTTGCGCCTGCCCATGAAGCATAGTTGGTGGGATCAAGGACATTGTTAGCATCCTTTTTAGGAACAGTGTAAATTGTCATAAATGGCAAACCAACATTACTAACGGCAAAAATATTCAAATATAAATTTTTAATATCGGCGATTGTCATATTTGCGCCATTTGTAGGCATATACCAGTTTATTTTTTCAGCAGTAGCGTAGTTCTTAAAATACCAGCCGTCCTCAATAGTCTTGCTCGTAATGGTATACGGAATCGGTATCGGACCGCATTCATCCTGCCAAACAGTCGGTGTACAATTCACTAAAATAGTATTATACGCCTGAGAAACAACGTCGCTGACAGATGTAACAATTTCCGCTGCTCTATCAACTAAAGTGTCATATTTGCCGGTAATATTATTTAGTGTTGCGATTGTGCTTGATTCTCCTGCGAATTTAGTAACTAAATTATAGACATTGTTAAAGCTATCAACCACAGTTGAGTCACTTCCTAAAATCGTGTTAATTCTCTTGGTTTGATTCCAAAGTTGTTTATCGACGTATTCTTGTGTAGTTAAATATGCCGAAGTCGCGGATGTCATCACTGGTTCTGCCCCGCTTGCAGTAGTAGTAGTTGTGTTTGTAGCGCATGCTGCGAGACTATAGCCAGAGTATGGTATGGCAGAGGTAGCTGACCCATTAATCGAAGAAACTATAAATTTATCAGAGGCAATTGTCAAATCGCCTGCGGCAGATAGAGCACCACTTGATGCGGTAACCTTAAATTTATCAGTGTTTATTGCTAAATCGCCAGCTGCCGCTACAGCACCACTTGATGCGGTAACTGTAAATTTATCAGTATTAACTGTAAAATTGCCGGCTATTGCTGCACTAGCGGCAGATAAACTACCTGCGGCAGATACAGCGCCGCTGGATGCGGTAACCTTAAATTTGTCAGTGGCGACAGCGAAATCACCTGCTGCCGATAAACTACCTGCGGCAGATACAGCACCGCTGGATGCGGTAACCTTAAATTTATCAGTGGCAATGGCGAAATCACCTGCTGCCGATAAACTACCTGCGGCAGATACAGCACCGCTGGATGCGGTAACCTTAAATTTGTCAGTAGCAACAGCAAAATCGCCTGCGGCGGCTACAGCGCCAGTTGAAGCGGTAACCTTAAATTTATCAGTGTTAATTGTCAAATCGCCTTTGGCGGCTACAGCTCCCGTTGCTGCGGTAACAGTAAACTTATCAATACTATCAGTATTAATGGTTAAATTGTTAGCCGCAGTTATTTTTCCGACAGTGTAAACATCGCCGCTTAATGAGGCAACCGTAAACTTATTAGTGTTAATTTTTAAATCTCCGGTGACGGCTACTTCTCCTGCGGCAAGAACGTTGCCTGACGTGCCGTCAATCGTAAACTTAGTAGTGTTAATTGACAAACTACCGTCGGAAGTAACATTAAATCTATTAGTGTTAACAGCGAAACTCTTTGCGATCGCTAAATTACCCGCAGTGGTAACATCTCCAGATAAAGCGGCAACTGTAAATTTATTATCATTAATATTCAAATCGCCTTTGGCAGCTACAGCGCCACTTAATGCGGTAACCTTGAATTTATCAGTAGCGACAGTTAGGTCACCTGCGGCAGCTACAGCGCCACTTGACGCGGTAACCTTAAATTTATCAGCATTTATCGTTAACTCTCCTGCGAGTGACAAAGCGCCAGCGCTATTTATATCACCCAAATTGCTAATAGTTAATTTACTAGTTGTGCCGTTAGAGTTAATATTTAAGCCTTGAGCTGTAACGACCGATGTGGTAGTTACTGGAAGCTTTGTTCTCACACCAGTTGCACTATTTGCAACACTAAAGTTTTTCCCCAGAGCCATATCTTGACTCGCAACAACACCAGTTACAACTGGTGGCAAAGTAGAAGGATCCTGTGGTGCCATTCTTATATACTTGTAAGTTATTATAAATAGTACAAAAAAAATAACTTAAAGACCCAATTTATATAGACAAACGCACTAGAGAAAAAATACAAGAGAAATATTAAAAACAACACGCATGTGTCTAAAATATAACTGCCTGTTTTAAATTTCTGTTTTGAGCCGAATAAAAAATATTATGTATTCTAGCCGATGACAACGCATCTAGCCTTATATTATTTGTACCTTCTGGGAAATAGATAGCACTATATACTAAATCAGATGAATTTATTGTAAGAAGCTCACCTGTGTTATTGTGAATAGTAACAACGCCGTCCCTTGAACTCATGTAATCCTCTAAGTTTATGCTATTGTCAATATTAGATGTGTCGTTAATAATGTACATTTTTCCACTATCCGAATTTGTTATATAAAACGGGCGAATATCGGGATCAGGATACGGCTCTGGTGCTGTAAAATAAGCAATTGCCGATGCCGGTTCAATTACTAGAAGATATACAGTAAAACCTACAAACCCAGTTCCTCCATTATTACCATTTCCAGGAGGATACCCTGATGTATGAGATGCTCCACCGCCGCCGCCACCACTTCCATATATACCATATCCAGCAACTCCAGTGGGTATGGAAGCAGAAAAACTATTTCCTCCAACGCCGCCTCCACCGCTTCCACCATAGCCTATTGTTCCGCTTCCATTCCCTGCAGCAGTAGAAAATTGTCCCGCGGTCCCCCCAACTGCGCCATCACCACCATTGCCGCCGGCACTTCCAGACGAATAAAAATATACAGCCGATCCACCTGCTGTGCGATAAATACATCCGCCACCTCCGCCACCACCTGGTCCATTTGATGTAGTTGAAACTCCGCCAGCTGTAGCGGGTGGGCTAAAACCTATATTATTATTTGTTGGCGAACCAACTCCTCCTGAACTACCTCCGCTTCCTCCAGTTCCATTTACATTGCCGCCTGATGCTGTTCCTCCAGCCCCTCCGGTATTGTATGTAGTATTTCCACTTGCGTAAAGTGTATTATTATACAAACCATAAACCCCTCCATTAGCATTTAATGTAGTAGATACACTGTCAGCAAATGACGAATTCCCCCCACTAGCGCCATTTGCTAAGGTTCCACCTGTTCCTCCACTTCCTACAACGTATGTAAACGTTGCTGGAAGCGTTATGCTTACGCTAGCATTAATAATTGCTATACCTCCACCGCCGCCACCACTTCCACCAATTTTACCACTTGCGTTTTCTATATCCATCACAGGTCCACCGCCGCCTCCGCCGCCTCCTCCAATAACGGCAACATTGTTGTAGTATAATGCTCCTGACGGAACTGTATAAGTATAGCTCCCTGCTACGATTTGTTGTACTATCTCATTTATTGGGTTAATAGTAACCGTATTAGACTGTGAAGTGCTTCCGCACGGATTTAAACCAGTTATATAATATGTATATGTGTCTCCTGGAACCAACCCAGTTATTGTAACCGCTGTAGTTCCTGCTGGATAACTGTTTACCAACGCACCATTTCTATATAATTTCCAACTATTCACACACTCATTCGCATCTGATGTCCACGTAAGAATAACCTGAGTATTATCACTTGGAATCGCTGATGCAAAAAGTGTTATTGTTGGCAAACTACCGACAAATGCGGTTACTACATTTGACGGCACTGACTGAATATTATTGCTTACAGAAGTTATGTAAAATGAATAAGAAACATTGGGATTTAAATTATTAATTGTTGTAGATGTAAGTGGATACGGTACTGATTTTATAAAAATAGAATCCTGGTAAATATTATAGCTTGAAATAGGTATACACCGACTGCTGACAATGTCCCAATTTAAAACAACATCACAACAACCAACGCCAACTGTAAAAAATGGTGCGGCAAGCGTAACCGCACTAACGAACTCCTTATATCCCTCGGGCCATTTATTACCACTATTCGTCATAATATAACGTTGTCTAGGAAACCACGTTTGAACCTTTGTATCCCAACATAATGTCGCAAATCCGGGAACATCTGAAGCCGAAGCAGGATTACAAATTACCGAAGATGACGCACCTGTTTTGATTATTTCACCAGTGCAAGGGTTCGCATACGTTCCACACACTAAATTGCCTCCGTCCTGTAGAGAATTGCTAGGAATCCCGTCTGGTTTCAGACATCCATTGGGGTTTGGAACATCATATTGAAACGGGCCAGAAATATTATTTGGCTTTCCAATAAGATCATTTGGAAATGGATAGGTAGTGTAATTTGCTCGTAGCAGGCCGGTTGTATTTGGATTTGTATATGTTTGACTCTGTGTAGCAAACACCTTGGTTCTATTCGGTCCAAAACCTTTTGCCAATTGCGAATATTTCTGTTTTTTTGTCAATTGAGAGCTATTCCCTTTATACTGCAGAATATTTCCCTTTTGTAACAACTTATCCTCATAATTTGCTTGCGCTAAAGTAACTGTTTGATTTGTAAGAGGTATGTAAACAGAATTATAGTTATTACTTGAAGGGTCTGTATAAATACATGGATTTTGGACTCTAGACCACGCTCTCGGCGGACGCGGGTTATAAATATATGAATTTGACATCCTATATATAGGTTATTTATTTATTTGCTATAAATAATCTATTTATTTTACATTCCTCCTCCGTGTCCAGTTGGGTTAAACGTATCACCGGCCCCGTAGAAAAACCAGCGCAGCGACAAATAGTCAAAAAGCTTATCATTCATGCCATTAGACCCAACCATTTTTGTATTTGGGCCATTAGTAGTTAGTTTCTGTATAGCAGCAGTTCCTAAAGCATAGTTGTAGTACCACAAGTTGGACACGTAACCATCAAAGCCGCCGTTCATTGCTACAAACACGTCGCCATAATTTTGCTTTGGTACTCCAACCAAGTCAACGCTTCTTGTAATTGTTCCGTTAACATAAACATCAAGCGTTGTATTCTGGCATCTAATGATAACATTCACCCACTTATTCAGCGGTATATCTGGGACCAATATTTCCTCGTTAATAACATTAAATGTGTTCATGACAACCACAAGCGTGTTGGTATTTGGCGCAATGTACAATCCAGGTGCGTTATTTGGATGAACCAACCCAGTATCCTTTAATGTGCTGTTCCCTTTGCTAAAAATGTGCTTATAAGTCTGAGCATTATTATTTAGATTGTTAATATATATCCACACCGACCACGTGAACTCAATCCCATCCGTTGCATTCACAGACCGATAAACAGTAACTGCTCCGGCCGTGCTTGGGTCCTGTGGAAAAACTATCATTTGCGAAGCATCAACCATGCCGTCTATCAACCGAGGCGACTCATTTGGCTTGAAAAAGTAAGCTAATATAGAAACGCCAATGCGCAATAATATTACAAAGCAAAATACGACCAGTAACAGAAAGGCGATCCTCGCTATTAAACTATTTGATTCTAAGAATTCTTGGGTTCCAAAAGCACTAGGTGTTGTTGAAATTGAATTATATGTATTGTCGTTATTCATTTATATATAATAAATAAATAAGAAAATTAAATAGGGAAAATTAAATAGGGAAATTAGAAAAATAAGAAACAAAGCACGACAGAAATTAAATTGTTATACTACTTTGAGTATTTCCGTTTTCTACTAAAGATAGTTTAATTTGGTAAACGCTAAACATACCAGACCAGCTGGAATATCCCTGAGTATATATATTCCACGCCTCCTGAGGATTAATAGAGTTCGGGTAATACTGCAACTTGGATGTCCAACCTTCAAATCCGCCGTTTGGTGTAACAAGAACGTCGGCATTATTGTTGATATTCGCGACTCCGGGCAACAAGCAGGTTCTAACCAATTTACCATCAAGATATACGTCCATTGATCGCCCGTAAACACTAATAGCTAAATTAACCCATTTCTGAATAGGCACATTTGATACTGAGCACGTGTGGACGACCGTTTTGCCTCCGGGGGTAGTTGGCTGTTGATCAATTCCAGGAAAACATCCTAAAGAAATAGAAACATTGTTCTCAACTGCTCCCAAAACAACAGCCGGGCAGGGGTCTAATCCATTTACTCCATTTATTGTGCCCTGGCCGTCCCCGCTAACCGCCCCCATTCTACCAAATATTACCTTTGGCTCACCATAACGATAATTCCAGTTATTTACATAGAACCATACAGAGTACGCAAAGTTACTGGACGGAACATTACTACCATTTGTGGCTAAAGCGGCCGCGGGGACAGTTGAAGCAACCTTTCCGTCCTGTATATTTTGAAGAGTGTACGGGTCCGCTAAGAAGTATCTCAAAATCATAAAAATAAGCACAATTACGACAATTGTAACTACGATGCTTAAGGCGCTCATTGTATAATATAGAACAAGATATTTTCTACCTAAAATAATGAATTACACTGACAAATTCATTATCTTATATAATCGCTAGTTCAACTGTCTACCGCAAACGACGCAATCGTGGTATTCACATTTTGCGTCAATATGGTTTCGTTAGAATCATTGAGAACAGGCGGGGTTTTATCTTTCACCATGTCGTACAAATACGAAATATTGGAGGTGGTTATCGCGCGGTTAAAATAAACAACATTGCATATTCCTCCTTTTACTCCATTATCTTCGCCGATTGTGAGACTATCAAGCGTGTAATACGGGACAACTCCAACATCAGACTTTACAAGTTCGCCGTTTATAAAGAGATCTAAAATGCCGCCACTGTAGTTGATTATAATGTTGTTCCACTTTTGCAGGAGAAAGTTTGAGCCCTTATACAAGATCCTGTTGCCATTTTCATCAAAATCCGTTAACTTATTCTTGGTCACATCCTTCAGATTTTTCTGGTGCATAGTTACCATTAACGTATTTGTTGCTCCATTATAAAGCACGTTTGGTTTGTTACCAAAATTTAAGAGAGATGTGTACTTATTATAAGATGAATTGGTATTTGGGGGAGCCGATTCTAAGAAGACCCAGAATGAAATCGCATACTGGTAATCAAATTTGTCGCTTCCATTTAAATCCTGGTATGTGCCCAATGAATATACTGAATCAGTGCCTACTGGTTTATTGACCAGTTGTTTTCCACCCTGAAGGTTTACCGTATTAAACACCGATGGACCCTTAAAATAGCCGAGTAAGAGTAAAAGAGCAAGTATCAACATCAAAAATGACCCTTTTTCGGTGGAATCAAACAATTCACTAAATAAACAAGGAATGTAAAAGACTACATTTGTAAGAAGCGAAAAGATCAAATTTTTCTTGGCAGCCCCACCCGGTATCTTAACAAAAATTGTTTTATAGATTAATCCTATTACAACGGTTATTACAAGCATATTTAATACAAACCTCTCAATTCCAGTTGTTCCGGTAAAATGTTGAATGTTGTAGGCAATCCAACCAATGACAAGCCCTGATATAACAACACTAAAAAGGCCCAACAGAGCGCGCTTCCAATAATTCACCTGATACTTTGATGCGGCCGTGTCTACTGCTGTATGGGTTTCGGGGAATAGTGTAATAACCATAACCGACGCCCAGATTACACAAATTGCCAATATTAACAGAATTTCGCCCGCAGCTGTGGTCTTGTCTGTAAAAAATCCGCCCGGATAGGTTGAAATTACTATTACAATCGCAATAATAAACAGGAAAAATGCAATCGCATTGTACATGCCAAATCCGGCAAAGTTTTGTAGGAAATTACTTGATTTATCGCCGCTGGCTGGCTGCTTGACGGTGTCTGGAAGGGTTAGGATAATGATCAAGTACGCAATAGCAAATGCGGTCAATACAATAGTTAGCAAAAATGAGTAACCAAAGTACTTGGTCATATATCCTCCCGGGTCATAAGTATAGAACACACAAAAGACAGTAAACAGGCAAAACATCAAAATCATTGTTTTAATTCTCTCGTAGTTCACATTGAACCCGTCTTCGGCGTTGGACGTCCAACCTTTGTAAAAGACAAAGATAGTTGCCATAATTGTTAGCGGTGTAATTAATTTTGCGTATTTGTTTATCGTCTCTGTTGAGGTGCCATTAAAAACCAATATTAAACACACCGTGTATAAAATAACGTACAATGCGCCCTTCATTTGTTGACGAAACAAGTTGCCTAGCTCCTTTACGCCGGGCATCAGCATGAATACCAGCGCTAGTAGTCCCAAAACAAATAACGCAACATATAAGATATTTGTTCGCGAGGTACCTGATGTAGCAAAGAACCACGAAAGAGGATTTTTCCAGCCAGCCAATATCCAAACCAATATAATAATCAAAAGCACAACTACTATCATTAGGCTAAAAACTGAATTGGGTGTTTTGACATCAGAAATATTTGGAAGAGCTGGAGTTTCTGTTTTAATAGCATTCATATCTTACTATATTACTATAACAAATTATTATTATTATAGTAATAACATTTTAAGGCGAATCATTATGTAGATGCTAAATATACAATTCAATGTGATTTTAGTATGGTACAGTCATTACATATTTTCACTTGCGGTCTTTCTTCCGTGACAATTGCGGCAGAGCGCAATTAAATTATCCACGTCATTGCCCCCGCCATATTCTAATCGTATTTTGTGGTCAATTTCAAAAGTATGGTCTAATTGGGTCCGGCAATTGCCACATTTCCAGTTTTGATTGGAGGCAACGTACTTCTTTTTAGTCTCGCTAACTGATCGTTTTGTTCCGGTTTTCCCTGAGCTTGTAATTTTTCTCTCACCACAAAATCCCGGTGCCTTTACATCATTAAACGACTCCATAAAGCTTCCTTCTTCCGTCTCATTTTTGGAAGTAAAATCTATAATCGGACTTAACATATCCATGGAGGTCTTGTCAATTGGCATAAATTTGACCATATTATTTGCGTAAAGTAGCATACTCCTACCCTGATTTGGATTTCTTTTTAATAGCACGTATATCCCAACGCCTAAACAAACGTAAAATATCATTTTGTAATACTTTTTAAATGATAGCATCATTTTCGTATATTTGCCATCCATGTATGCGTTATATACAAAAAATGCGGTTAATCCCAATACAAATATTTCAAGTCTCATATCTATATTTTAATGATATTTAAAATATATATAAAATAACAATACCCCGAACCCATGAAGAGGGTTGATACTCTTCAATTTACCAGCGACTATACAAGCAAGCCATTTATTGACCGTATGCGCCCTGTAACTGGACAGTCTTCATCATTTGTTGCTGGCCACGGCTCATTCTGTACATACCAAACATGGCCAACGCAATGAAAATGTACGGCAACAACACCAAAAACCACGAAAGAGCCCTAAATCCCTTCTGGCACAACCATCCTAAAAGGAATGTCCAGATAAAGGCGAAAAATAACTTGAAAACAACCGCCATTATTCTAACACCGCTAAATAGCGCAATAATGGATGCAATGACCGCGATCGCAAAATAAATCTTGGCCGGGGTGCACAGTTTACTAAAATCAGTGTCCATTGTTATACAATATTACAAGATTTTATTTTGACGACAGAAAAACTGGATTTTTAAATCGCCTATATTTTGGACGTTGTTTAAACGACATAGACACATTCTTACGCGATAACCTTCTTTTTCGCGTTTTTACTCCAGCTGCTGTATCTGACCGAACGCTAATGTGTTTTCTATCTGCTGCACTAATACTAATTTTATCACCTAAAATTTTCAAGTCGGCGAGTAATGCGTGCATTTTTATTGGTTCGTGGCGGGGCGAATATAAATATTCAACAAATATAAACTTCATCTGTTTAAAGATGTCATATTCTGCGTCGCTCAAAGACAAACGATTGCTGTACAATATTTCAAGCATTGGATAATATGTGCTAATAAATCCGTAAATATCCACAATTTCAACAAACACATTGTCCAAATACTCGCGTAGATTCAGCGTCCCATCGGTGCGAAATACAGTAAAATGGACCAATACATCAACAATGTAGTTGACAATATATGGCATTGTTACTTGCGTTTCTATGACGTCTGGCATCTCCCGCAGAGATACGTCCTTCATGCTGTCACTGAATAACATGTACATGATTTCATTTATAAACTTGTAATGTCCGCCGCCTCTTTTCTTCATCCAAGAAACAACAAAATCCGCCACAAACTTCTTCAATTGTATCTTGTCCGGGGTCCCGCCATTCTTAATAAATGTAGTATACTTCTCAATAAAATCATCGGAAAAAATAATCACCGAAAAGGGCACATTAAATTGTAGCGGTCTATTTCGCCACGTTGACGGGAATGGCTGATCTTTAAACGGAACATATTCGGTTGACAGACCCCAGTCAATAAGCCGCGTTTTCAGCCCTGTCTCCGTCTCCTGGACTAATATATTTGAGTCCTTTATGTCGCAATGATAGATGTGTTTTTTATTCATTGGTACAATTCCATTCTTTAACAAGTTTACCAGACTGGTGTGTAGACGAGACATTTTTTCAATTGTGCCCTTGGTGTATAAAAAGTCGTCAACCGGCACGCCGCCGTTTGGCATATTTAACATCAGCAATTTATCAAGATTGTCATTTATGTTTTGCTTTGTTATATCCTTTTTTGACAATGCTGTGCATTTCTTCGCGAACGCAGTCAAGTCGCTGTCGGTTAACTCCGCAGGTTTACACAGTGTAGCGTCATATAGCAGATAGTAGTCTTCGTAGTTCTTGACAGTGTCTAGTTTGGTCTTGAATGAGTTAATCTCTTTGTATTCGGATATAGCATGTTTCTCGGTCATTAACTTGGATACCTTACCCAATTCTCTACGCTTAGCCCCTTCGCATTTTAACGCAGGAGTGAACACACAACCAAAACCGCCGGATGCTAATACTTTTCCGCCCCGTTTGGTTCTCGTATTGGTTCTCGCATTGGTTCTCGTTTTTGTATTAGTTTTCATATTTGCAATATATATATATTGCAGATATTAAAATTACACCCTTGTAAAATTCTATTTGTCGTATAAATAATATATCGCACCGGAGAACCCCAGAATTATCGCCAAATATATTACCTTCTCTCTAATCTTGTAATATTGTCCCAGTTTCTCATCGTGGGACTTATATTCGTCATAGTATTTTACGAAGAATTCGTTCAAAGAGAGCTGCGGCCTTTCTAATTTTTCATTGATTTTATTGTGAATAAAGTGCATCCATCGAACGAAGGAGTCTCTATTATCTAGATATGGCGCAATTGGATACTGTTCAATTAATTTACTAAACTGACCGGACACTTCTTCAACCGGAAGAAACAGCGGCAAATTCTGAATAAATTCGTAATATTTCTTCTTGGTTACAGCATTTGGGTGATGGGGGTATGTCATTGCCAGTGTATGTAAAAAAAACCAATAATGAGGCCCCCATACTTTCGGGTCTAAATATACCGCCGGCATTAATACTGGCTGCTATAAAAATATCAAGTATTAAACTATATGTTTCCGGTTGGCGTAATTTGTTGGCTATTTAGGAGGAATAGTGCCAGTAAATGATTTAATACACAATGAGGGGGTCGCAGAATGCGTTGTACACCAGTTAAACATGCGCGTAGACGAGCCGCGCCCCTTAGTAGAGCCTAAATTCACGGAAACTCCTGCTATTTTATTGTTCCCGCCAAAACGTTTTTGGTACAAACCTAAGTTAAACAAATGGCTCCCTGGCATTATACTATAGTGCTGTAAAATAATAGTAAAATAATAGTAAAAATAGAATTTAAACGTAAAGCAAGTATTATAATAGATATATAGATATGAATAAATCTACTAGCATGGGTACAGCAATGAATACAAACGTGAACGCAAATACAAATACAAATACAAATACGTGTAATAATTGCGGCAAACAGGGGCACTCGTTTCACCAGTGCAAACTGCCAATAATAAGCTACGGCGTCATTGTATTTAGACACAGCGAATATGGGCTACAATTCTTAATGATACGACGCAAAGATAGTTTTGGGTATATTGACTTTATACGAGGCAAGTATTCGCCATATAATATTTACCAAATCCAAAACATAGTTAATGAAATGTCCGTAGAGGAAAAGAAAAACATTCTGACAAAACCATTTGACGAGTTGTGGAAAACAATGTGGGGAGGAATGAACAGCGGGCAATATAAAAACGAGGAAATGGCATCGTTAAAGAAAATAGAGTTGATTAGAGACGGAGTCAACATAAATAATGAAATTGTCACATTAAACGACATTGTACAAAAAAGCACTACCAACTGGCTAGAACCGGAATGGGAGTTTCCTAAAGGCCGACGTAATTATAAAGAAAGGGATGTGGAGTGTGCCTTAAGAGAATTTGAAGAGGAAACCGGTATATCGGCGGCAGCGGTTTCGCTAGTGGAAAATGTATTGCCATTTGAAGAGATTTTTATTGGAACCAATTATAAATCGTACAAACACAAATATTTTCTGGCGCACATGAACGAAATGGAAGATTACCTTGATAATTTTCAACTAACCGAGGTAAGCAAATTAGAATGGAAAACAATTGACGAATGTTTAGCAGTAATAAGACCATATAATCTAGAAAAAAAGCAGTTAATCGCAAATATTAATAAAGTTTTACAAGAATATAGATTATATTCGTAATATATAGTAATGACAGAAAATCCACAAAAAACGAAGAGGCTTATTATAGATGATGATTCAAATAGTAACTCGGCTTCACCCAAGAGCTCTGTGGCAAGTGAAGAATCTGTTGAGATTCAGCCATCATCAGCAACAATATCATCGCCTGAGCTACCAAGCAACTCCAGTATATTAAATGCTTCTGACGTGCCTGACAAAGACTTGGAAGCAGAATATGATAAACTAGATTGTAACGATGAAAACTATTACACACCCGAATGCAACAAGTTTTTACTCAAGCGGGAGCTAGTAGAACGAAACTATCTTGACGAACATCCCGATGAAGACCCGTATCTATATCCCAGCTTAAGCGACACCTTATTTAATGTCAAAATAGCATCAAAGAAGGAGTTTAACGATACGCAGTATGAAGGGCCGGACTTCCAGACGTCAATCAAAGAGCAGGCAGATATTCTGGCAAATGCGGATTTTGAATTGCAGCCCCATCAAGCATTTGTGAAAAACTTTATGTCCTTTCAGACACCTTACAATAGTTTATTGCTTTATCACGGATTAGGAACTGGAAAAACATGCAGCGCCATTGGCGTTTGCGAAGAGATGCGAGAATACATGAAACAGATGGGCATTACAAAGCGAATCATAATTGTTGCCTCCGAAAATGTGCAGGACAACTTTAAACTGCAGCTATTTGACGAGAGAAAATTAAAGGAAGTAGATGGACTCTGGAATATTAGAGCGTGCACAGGGAACAAATTGCTTCAGGAGATAAATCCGATGAATATGAAAGGGATGCCGAGAGAGAAGGTTATCAGCCAAATAAAGAATATAATTAATACATACTACATTTTCCTCGGGTACGTACAATTCGCAAACTACATTATTAAAACCATGAATTACAACGAGGAAATGGAGAAGCAGCGCACTAAACGGATCAATGAAAAGAGAAAGCTTCAGCCGCTAAAGGATGTCAAGATTGAGATGAATAGCAGAATTATTAAACGCCTTCGCAATGAATTTGACAACAGATTGATTGTAATCGACGAGGTTCATAATATCCGCAAAACAGATGATAATGCGAATAAAAAGGTGGCGATCAATCTTGAGTTGCTTGTTAGAGCGGCCAAAAATATGCGCTTTTTACTTCTCTCTGCTACCCCTATGTACAATAGTTACAAGGAGATTGTGTGGATGCTTAACCTGATGAATACAAATGACCGGCGAGGCAGAGTTGAAACAAAGGATATTTTTGATAAAAATGGTAACTTTAAAAAGAACGGCGAGGAAATACTGATTCGGAAGGCTACTGGATATGTTTCATTTGTTAGAGGTGAAAACCCGTATACATTTCCATACAGAGTTTACCCTAGCGAATTTGCCAAGAATCACACATTTCCTGCCATCAAATATCCATCATACCAGATGAACCTTAAAAAAATTAAGCACGAAGATAAGAAGCGAATATTGAGCTTATACCTTGTAAAGTTGTCCGAATGTCAGACCTGCGGAAAATGCCAATATTGTGCATACCGTTATATTATCCATAATCTAAGGAACAAGCAGTTTTCAATAACGACACGAACCGGCATGGTAAAGGAATTGCCTAGTTTTGAGAATATGGAGTCATTCGGATATACGTTATTACAAGTGCCACTTGAGTCCCTAATTATTTCTTACCCGATTCGCGGGTTAAAGGCCGCGTTAGATCGGATGCCCGCCGAACCGCTATCGGAAGAATTAGCGCCCAGTTTTTCGGAGTCGGCATCTAATGAGGAGGATGACGAGGAACCCGCCGCGCAAATAGAAGAGGTGATAGAAGATGTAGCAAAAGTAGACAATTTAGAAGAATCCTTTCCACAAAGCAGCGATATAGATGGAGGCGATGGTACGCCGACCTCACCCAAAAGGGACCACATTGCGATTGACCCACACCAACTTACTGGAAAACAAGGATTGGAGCGGATGATGAATTTTATAGACAGTAAATCTCCACAGGTAAAGGGTGACTTTGAATACAAGGCATCTACGTTAGAACATTATGGCAAGATTTTCTCCGTTGATAAAATAGGCGCATACAGCGCAAAAATCAAAAACGTTTTAGATAACATAGTAAACCCCGAAACAGGCCACGTTTCTGAAGGAATCATTTTGATTTATTCGCAGTATATTGATAGCGGATTAGTTCCTATGGCATTGGCTTTAGAAGAAATGGGTTTTACCCGATATGGCAACCAAGGAGCCAAACCACTGTTTAAAGACAAACCAACTGACGTAGTAGACGTTAGAACAATGAAGAAGCCCGCCGATAAAAAGAACTTTAAGCCGGCGCGTTACGCGATGATTACTGGAGATGCGCGATTATCCCCTGATAACAAATTTGAAGTCAATGGACTCACCACGGAAGACAACAAAGATGGAAATAAGGTAAAGGTTGTGTTAATATCCAAGGCAGGCTCGGAGGGAATAGATTTGAAGTTTATTCGTCAGGTGCATATTTTAGATCCCTGGTACAACACAAATCGCGCAGAACAGGTTATTGGGCGCGCCGTGCGTAACTTATCGCACAAGGATTTGCCGTTTGAGAAGCGCAATGTTGAGATTTTTATGTATGGTTCTATTTTGGGAGATAACAAAGAAGAAGCAGCGGATTTGTACGTATATCGTGTGGCAGAATTTAAAGCCGTTCAGATTGGCAAGGTAACGCGGGTTTTAAAGGAAACCGCAGTTGATTGTATAATTAATCACAATCAGACCGGTTTTACTCAGACAACGATGAGCAAATACCTCAAGGAATCAATCACTCAAGAACTATCAACCGGGCTAATTTTAAATAATTTTAAGGTCGGTGACGCCCCATTCTCTCCTGCGTGCGACTACATGGCTGAGTGCAATTACGATTGTCGCCCGGACAAGAACATTGAAGAGGGCGACTTAAATGAGGACACTTACAGTGAGGCATTTATCGTCATGAATTTTGAAAAGATTTTACAACGCATTCGTATGTTAATGAAGGAGAGTTTCTTCTATAAGAAGGATGTACTGCTTCAGAAAATTAGAACTCCGCGGGAATACCCGTATATTCAAGTTTATGCCGCATTAACAAAGTTGATTGAAGATGAGACTGAATTTATTACAGATAAGTATGGAAGAAATGGCCGCTTAATAAATATTGGTGAATATTATTTATTTCAGCCAGTGGAACTCCGAGACAAAAATGCGTCCATATTTGATAGATCCGTTCCAATTGACTACAAACACAGTATGATTAATTTTGAGATTAAAAAAAATATAGTTAAGCCCGTTATTGATAAGCGAAACGCAATGAAACTTGTTGTTGAAGAAGAAGAAGAAGGAAAACGTAAATTCCCAGAAGGAGAGCGTATCATGGAGGAAATGAAAATCAACTTTAACAAGAGCATGGAGTTTACAAAGAAATCAATGAAGGTCCCAAGAGGCGACGATGACTGGTATAAACACAGCGGCATTGTTATAAGAAAACTATACACTGAATACCCCGAAACAAAAAAGGACAAACTATTCACAATTCTTTTGGTGGCACATATGGTAGACCTGCTTTTATTTGACGACAAGCTGGCGCTGTTAAATTATTTGTATTCGTTAGACAATATAACGGAAAACACCGTTGAGTGGTACGCAAAGATGTATTTTGAAACAAATAGCGTTGACGCCGGCAATGTTAGAGCATATCCTATGTACAAGTTAAACCGACCCGCACTCATGATCTTAAATGAACGCAACATATGGGTTGAAGCTGAGCCGGAAGATTATCGTGAGATTAACATGTCAAAAAATATGAAGAACCTTTTAATATTCAATGTTGACAACTATAATAAGATCGTCGGTTTCATTGGATATGGAAAAAATAACAGTTATATGGTATTTAAAACAAAGGTAATAACAGCTAAGCGCGATACGGGTGCACGATGCGACGAGGCGGGCAAAATCAAGACGATTCAAAAGTTAAATGAAATTATAGGAGAGCCCAAGTATACAACTGAAAACACGCGGGCAAAGAAGGACGAAGACGGCAATATTATCAGTGACGCAATAGGTCACGTGGAGCTGTGTGTCCTCCAAGAGTTTATTTTGCGGTATTTCAATGCGATTCAAAAGGATGGAAAGAAATGGTTTCTTACCCCTGAAATGGCACTAATACACAAACTTTATACTGTTTTTGTATAAACGGAGGATCTAAAATATTTCAAATGGCTAATTTATACAATGTAAAAAATATTAATATTGCATAAATATATATGAATACACTTCAAAAACGGTTTGTGTTATTTTTAGTTGGATGTATTGGAACCAGATTATTGCTTGTATATATTGCTAAAAACGTTAATATTAAATTTTTGAAATATATGGGATATTTACTACTGCTTCCGGCGTTTGGATTTATTTATATTTATTTAACTGGCATAAGACAAACTGGGGCTGAAGTTTTTGGCGATAAAATTTGGTGGAATAATTTACGACCAATTCATGCGTTATTTTATTTATTATTTTCATACAATGCGATAAATGGAAACAAAAATGCATGGATATATTTACTCATTGACGTATTGTTTGGATTAACAAGTTTCTTAACTTATCATCTTATTTTGAAATAAAAACGTTTCAAGTATATTTACAAATTATACACTTGAAATAAAAGAGAATAAAGGAAATGAAGAAAATGAAAGGAAATAACCCGAAATAAAATTGAATGAAATATTAGTTAAAAGATAATATGTATATACAGTATAATGGAACCCATCGCGAGGCCTGCTCAACAAAAACGAAGGAGAGATAACAGAATTCAGTCTGTTTACTCCAGGTGTTTGCTTACTAGAAAATTTGTCTTGCCGATTACCGCTATCAGCAAGAATTTAAAGGAAAATATAGAAGAAAACATCAAAACGAATTTTGAAGGCAAGTGTGTTGTAGAGGGGTACATTAAACCGAATTCGGCGCAAATTATTACACATTCAAGCGGAACTATTGAGCGTGGAAATTGTATTATGTTTGAAACTGTGTTTGAGTGTGACGTTTGTTTCCCAGTTGAAGGAATGCTTATTCCCTGCGTCGCTAAAAATATTACAAAGGCGGGGATTCGGTGCGAAAGCGCAAATGAAGTTCCGTCGCCAATTATTGTATTCATCGCAAAGGATCATCATTACTCATCATCTCAGTTTAACGAAATTAAAGAGGGGGACAAGCTGAGCGTGAAAGTTATTGGACAGCGGTTTGAATTAAACGACAAATATATTTCAATAATTGGTGAACTTGTCCGCGATAAAGAGGTGCCGCGTCAAAAACCGCAAGCAAAGCCACGGTTGGTAATTGAGGCTTAATATAAGTGGTTGTACAAATAATGAGAACAATAAGAATATAAAAACAATACACTATATTCAAGTAAATGGAGGCGATTATTTCAACAAATGATGTTAACAATTTTTCTGTCAGCGAACTTAACTATATCCGCGATACTATTGAGAACATGAATAAGTTTAACCAGACTGAGGTGCTTAGAATACTCAAGAGACACACCGATGCCACGTTAAATGAAAATAAATATGGGGTTCACATTAACTTAACAGAACTTAGCAAGGATATCCTTGACGAGCTATTGTTATATATCAAATACGTCACAACCCAAGAGATTACACTGAACTCTATTGAAAAGCAAAAGGACGACTATAGAAATACATATTTTTCAAAAGATATTAAAGATAATCACAAAATAACGGTAAGCAAGTAAGCAAAGATGTTAGCATATAATGATGTATTGAACGAACTACAGGATTATATTTTAGACGAAGAAAGAGTTGGTAAACTATTAAAAATGAAACTAGTGTCCCCTCAACAAGTAAAATCCGAAAACCCGCGCACCATTCAGAAGGCGGCGCATCGGCCCGCGCTATTTATTCCGGCGCAACAAGACACCCTTTTTTGGTGCTTCTACATTCTTAAAAACGGTGATGCAAGTTATGAAACGCTGAATAATAAGAATTCCCTAATAGCAAAACAGCAAAAAATTGATCTTGTTTCGGTAATTAGAAAAAATAAGGATATTGTCAAGACATACAAGTTTGACACCATCACAAATATTGAAGGTAATTTAGCGAACGATGACAACCTAAACCTAAAAACATTCCTTTCTTTGTGTGCAATTGAAAATATCAATGTAGTTTATGTTAGCAATAAGACATATTACGAATCATTAATGAATGATTCTGACGTGATTTATATTGTACGCGAATTACAGACACCCGGCAAATATCACAAAAAATATGGGTTTGAACTATCAAGTGGCGAGACCCTTTCTACTATTAGAACGTCGCTATATAAATTAGAGGTAGTTGATAAACCCATTCGGGCAGCATCCGCATACAAACTACAGGATTTGATTGATATATGCGGCAAATTAGAAATTCCGGTAACAAATAAAGAAACTGGGAAGAATAAAAGCAAGAATGATTTATACGAATCTATCGTTCAATATTTTTAGATTGAAATATAAAAAAAAATGAACAACAATTTAAAAATATGTCTTTGTATAATATAACAATGAGTTCTGCAAATAAATCGTTCATCTCTAATTTAGAGGATAAACTTGACTCGCTTGAGATGGGTGAACCGGGTTTAAATACATTGGTTAAAAGCATAGATGAAATAAGAAGTGCGCTTCCGCGTGCGGCAAATGCTGCGTCTATAAAAAAGCCGAGCAAATCTCAAAACAGCAGCAGCGCCGATGCACCCATTCCAAAGCCACCCAGCAAAGACTGGAGTTCTTCAGACTCGTATGTACCCAAGCCCCCAAGTAAGGAACCAATCTCAGATACGCAGGCAACGCCAAAACAGATTACTACAATTAGTCGTCCACCATCGCCTACTGAACCGCCGCCACGGCTTCCAGAAGAAAGGAAGGGAAGAGAAGACAGAGAAGAAGGTGAGGTAAGTGAAGACGAAATTAAGGAAATGCCAAACCAGAGGAAGACTCCCCAGGAACGGTTTGACGATCTAATCAAGCAATACTACAATATTGGTCCATATAGTTACAACCCTTCACTTAACCATGAATTGGAAGTAAGGTTTGGAACAAAGGGCATCAAAAGTTTGTCTCGCAACGACTATGATAATGTAATCAAGAAGCTGAAATCATCTGGGTTTAATTTGGTTGGTGACAGCAACGGTGAATATTATTTGCGCGTAAATTGCGAATTTCTTGACAGCACAACTGGAAGATTCAAGGTATCCGACGTTAGAACGGAGATTAAGGGGCTGCATGTAATTCAAGAATTTTGCAAAACAAATGACCTAAAATCTTTGTACAACTCTAATCCAGTTTCAATTGACTTTATACACAAGAAACATGGCTTCATTAATAAGGAAAAAATATATCCAGTAGACGTTGACGACTTTAATTTTAGAGTCGCCTATCAAACGGAGGAAAAAGTAAAGGCGGGCCTTAAAACATCTGTAATTGAGAATTGGCGAAAATCAAAGAAGGAATTTCGTTTTATAAATCGCGTTTCTTTTGAGCACCCAGATCATCCATTCCTTGTAGACGTTAGTATAACAAAGTTTGGCAACCGAGGTGCAGATAAATATGGTCGTGAAAACCGAGGGTCCATGATCCGCGTTTATACACTGGAAGAGTCAAACGTCTTCAATAACCCCGAGGTGTTTGAAATTGAAATTGAGATTAATAATAAACGTATTGGACCCGCAACAAAATTCAATAATCCCAAGATAATTGCCGAATCTTTAAGAAAGGTTATAAAATACGTACTCAGCGGACTCCAGGGGACAAACTATCCGGTTTCCTACCCAGAGCAAAGGTTCATTACAGATTCTTATATGAAAATGATATGGAAAGACGAACACGAGCAAAACCGGTTCATTTCAAGTAAAAATTTCATCGGCCCGAACTCAATCACATTGCAACTTAAAAATATTGCGCCGTTTGATGAGAACACAACCGAGGTAAATATACGCAAGGGCTTTGTGGTAACAGAGAAAGCCGACGGAGATAGACACCTTATGTTTATTTCAAATGAAGGCAAGATTTACCTGATAAATACTAACATGGACATTATATTTACCGGTGCAAAAACAGCGAATAAGGAATGCTTTAATGCTATATTAGACGGCGAATTAATCGCGCATGATAAAAACGGAAAATTCATCAACTTGTATGCGGCATTTGACATATATTATATTAAAAACCAAGATGTGAGAGCATACACGTTCTTGTTAGCCGCCGGAGAAAAAGACATCTACAAATCACGATATCAAATATTGAAGTACGTTGAGCAACATTTAAACGCGGTATCCATCATAAACGTAAAATACGACGCAAAACATCCAGTTACCGAAATTAACCGTGATCGCGACCAGAATTCACCCATCCGATTCTCGGTGAAGGAGTTCTTTCCGATGAGCAACAAGCAAACCATATTTGACGGATGCGACACGATTTTACAAAAAGAACGGGAGGGACGGTTTGAATATACAACGGACGGTCTCATATTTACGCATGCCTACTATGGTGTAGGAACAGATGAAATTGGTAAGGCCGGCCCAAAGACCAAGATAACGTGGGAACAGTCCTTCAAGTGGAAGCCTCCGCAATACAACACGATTGACTTCTTAATCACCACGGTCAAAAACCCCAACGGAGACGACGTAATCAAGCCACTATTTGAAGACGGGATGAACACAACCACCGCGGTTCAATACCAGGAATATAAAATGATAGAATTACGCTGTGGATTTAAAGAGTCTAAGGACGGGTTCATCAATCCGTGCCAGGACGTAATTGACGATAAGTTGCCAGAAGCCGGTACACGATTTGAAGATCGACAGGATAATGACTACGTTCCTATGCGATTTTATCCTACGGAACCATACGATGCCAAGGCTGGTCTGTGTAATATAATGTTGCGCATGGACGGCGCGGGCGGTAAGAAAATGTTCTCCGAGGAGAATGACGTGTTTGAAGACAATACTATCGTTGAGTTTAGATACGACCTTGATAAGGAGGAGGGCTGGCGATGGATCCCGCTAAGAGTCCGCCACGATAAGACCGCAAAGTTGCGGCGTGGGGAGAAGGAATACGGCAACGCATACAAGGTATGCAATGAAAACTGGAAATCCATCCACCCAAGTGGAAGAATTGATGAGGTAATGTTATCAACTGGACTAAACATTCCGAATATAAGCGTAAGCGAAGACGTATATTATAACGCTTCTGCCGGTAAATTTAAGACTGAGGCCATGAAGAACTTTCATAACCTATACGTTAAGAAAATGCTCATAGTCTGCGCATCAAAGCAGGGAGATACTCTGGTTGACTTTGCGTGCGGTAAGGCGGGCGATTTGCCAAAGTGGATTAATGCGAAGTTGTCATTTGTCTTTGGCGTTGACATATCAAAGGATAATCTGGAAAATCGCCTGGATGGGGCTTGTGCGCGATTCTTGAAATCTAAAAAGACCAACAAGCATGTGCCTTACGCGTTATTCGTGAACGGAAACAGTGCCTACAATATTAAAGACGGAAGCGCCATGTTGAATGATCGCGCAAAACAAATTACGGCGGCGGTATTTGGCCATGGCTCCAAGGACGCAGACAAAATTGGCAAGGGCGTCGCGCGACAATACGGCAAGGGAGTGGATGGGTTTAATGTGTCATCTTGCCAATTTGCGATACATTACTTCTTTGAAGACCCCGACACCTTGAAGGGGTTTATGAAAAATATTGCGGAGTGCACGAAACAAAACGGTTATTTCATAGGAACCGCTTATGACGGCAAATTGGTATTCAATGAGCTTCGGAAAACTGCGCCCGGAGACAGCGTTAAAATTATAGAAGACGGCAAAAAGATTTGGGAAATTACACGGGGTTATGGATCAGATACATTTGAGGATAACTCCAGTTCCATTGGGTATAGAATTGATGTATACCAGGAATCTATCAATCAAACGGTGTCCGAGTACTTGGTGAACTTTGATTATCTAAATCGCGTGATGAGCGCTTATGGATTTGAATTGGTATCCCGTGATGAGGCCAAAGACCTGGGCCTACCGGATGGGTCCGGACTGTTCAGCGAACTGTTCTTGTACATGATGGATGAAATTGCGAAGAATAAATTCAAGGCAAAGGATTACGAGAAGGCGTCCTCTATGAGTGGATATGAAAAGAAAATCTCGTTCTTAAATAGATACTTTGTTTATAAAAAGATCAGAACGGTTAACGTAGATGATGTGGAGCTTGAAGTCGGCGAATATGCGGACACCGCGCTGTCAAGAAGTGCGGTTGAGACAAAACACGCTCAAGAGGTTGCGGTAGAAGAGGTTGCTGCGATTAGACCAAAGGTTCGCAAGCTGAGTAAAAAATTGCTACTCGTCGCGGCAACAGACGCGATTGACGACGCACCGGTTCCCACTAAAACAGCGAAGAAACGGGCACCAGCAAAGGCAAAAACAAAGGCAACAAGTGTAAAGACGACCAAAAAGGCACTTGTTATTGAAAGCGATAATGAAGATGACAACGAAGACGATTAAGTATAATATTGAATAACGAACTTAAATAAATTGCCCAATATATAATAATAAACCAATGAGTTATTATATATTACCAAAAATTCACAATATTATTGATGTATGTCCAAAAGACGGCAGCGACCATGAACCGTTTCCTTATCTATCGCATAGCCTATATAACTATTATACAGATATAAACCAAAAGATTACAGGTATTTGTAGAGATGAGCACGAAACAGCCAGCAACATACACGAAGAACTATTAAGGCTTGTAAATCCATATGAATACATTTTTTCCAAGGTGCCAGGTTCTAATTTCTCGGTTAGTAAACTAAAACCCAATTCAAATCTTTTCTACGACTTTCTTGAAGTCGCAACGACTCTAAATGCGCTGGATTCATATAGAATAGAACCAATTAAAACGCTGCATATAACGCCTAACTACAGGGATACAATTGAGTGTTTTGAATTGCTTCGGGAAGGCTATGGCGATGATATAAGATGCTACGACGCAATAACCGATGAAACTATTAAATCTATCGGAGATACCAAGTTTCATTTTTTATTTCTGGAAACAAAAACTACGCATTTAGATGCGTATATGTATTCACTGGTTGAAAGTCTTATGCTGATACTACGAAACCAGATGGTTCAAGGGTGCTGTATTATTAAAATTAGCCACGTTTTTTACAAACCAATTATTGACGTGTTATTTACATTATCGTCATTATTTGAGAAAATGTACATTTTGAAACCAAACACAAGTAATATTACATCTTTTGATAGATACGTTATTTGCAAAAATTTTCAATCTACCGAGGCAAAACACAAACAAATGAAATTGACCTATTTTAGATTGGCGGTATTTCTAAAAAAATTAGAGGGAAAAAGGATAGTTTCATTGTTAGAGCAGGAAATTCCGCATTACTTTACGACAAAGATAAATGACCTGAATATTATAATTGGTCAACAACAGCTTGATTCTTTGAATTTAGTAATAAACCTGTTAAAAAATAAGAATAAGGATGAACGGGCCGAAGTCATGAAAAAGTCTAGTATTCAGAAATCAGTTTCATGGTGTGAAAAGTACAAGATCCCGTGCAATAGGTTCTCTGAAAAGACTAACATATTCTTACCGGTGAGTAAAGAAGCAGACTTTTAACAAGGAAATATTCAATAAATGATGAATTATTTTATATACTATAATATATATGTCGCCACAAGATATTATAGATGAGCCGGCAGGCACTAATGCGGTACAGATTACTATTGCCGATGTGCCTGTTCCAAAGACGGAAGGGAGATGCTGTAAGTATATCCGCAGTCAAGATTTTTCCCAAAAGATTGGCATAATACCAACAGTCGCATTTGAAATATACCGAGTAGTAATATCCACATGTCTTATATTATTTGTCCCTCAAAAATGCGACGATCATGTATGCGAATTCAAGGAAAATTTAGTTTTTGAAAACAAGAAGTACACTGCTGGGGTGGTTATTAACTTTATAACGCTGGCATGCTTTCTTGCGCTATATTTTGTTGAAGTTAAAAGAGAGAACTCTCTTATTAATTATCTAGAGGTCAGTGCCAATGTTGCGAGTGACAACATTTCAGTAGGAAAAACACTAGAACTATTGCCAAAGGATAAGCAGTTGAGCATTCTTTACTTAGATAAATGTTATCAACGTGGTGGATTTTTCATAATATTCTTGTTTTTGACTAATGCGATTTTGAGCGGATTTGTTGTATCAGACTATTACCTAGATAAGCAAACTACATCTACATTCGTAACCAATATTCTGTTCATAATTACAAAACTTATTGATATATACACTGTTGCGAATACAGAGGAAAATATTTTCTATTCCGCGTATCTTAAAGGTCGCATTCAATACAACGACGTTGATCCTGATAAACAGATACCACAGATCACGAATGGCAATGTAGTATAAGATGTCGGTTGAGAATATTTAACGGGCGAGGGGGGTGAAAATATAATTTATGTTTGATGCATAAATTACATTCTAAGTTTTGTATAGGTTGCCTTTAAATAATATATACATCTTCTTTTGGATATTTTAGTAACACAACCACTTAGTGCCATTGTATTCGGTATTATACAATTCAGCTGACATTTTTGCGTCCCACGTTGTTTTTGTCTTCCGATATTCAAGGATTTCATCTATTTTTTTATTTTTATCAACATAAAGCCCTTTTAACTCTTCACCTGTTCTCTGCGAGTGGTCTCCACACCTAATTTTATTCTCAGCATCAATTTCAGCGTTACAAATAACCTTTAATTCATTACAGAATTTCATCTCGTCTATATGCATGCTTATAACGTCCATAAATATATTTTTGTTATAAATAGTAGGATATCTATATCGAATAGTGTCAGGAATAATGAATTGATTTTTCTCCTTCACCTCCTTTACCTTTTTCTCAATTTGTGTAATAAAATTTTGGACATATTGTATGTCGTATTTAATAGGCTTGTCTGATGATTGTTTCCCCTGTTCGGTGTCGTCTTCACCCTTTTTATTTTCGGATACGTTACTTAACAATATTTTGCCAGACGTGAATTCACATTCTGAAATAAGTTGGTCAAATGAGTATGCAGTCATTTTATGCGCCTCTGCTTTCGCATCTAATTTATAAAAATTTACAAGAGATAGAATGATAGTATTTATAGCACTTGTTGCAGAAACGATCTTTACGGCAAGTGTATTGTCGTATAATATTCCACTAATAACGGACGACGTAGATGAAATAATAATTGCGGGAATCATTAGTCGGTACAGATAAAATTCACAATAAGATTTTGCTTCTAAATACAACATTTTTTGACCCTTAAGATACAATGAAATTAGATCTAATGCGGTTGATAATTTGCCATCATTGTATCCAAATTTTACGTTCATAGTTTTCATTACATCTAAAAACCCACGATATTCTTTGAGAGTTGGCTGTTTTTTCCCTGACTCTACGTCAAACACTTCGTTTTCGCCAAGGTTATTTTCGGGTGGAGCTGGCGTAGGCGGATCTTCTTCTTTTGATTCAATACGAAAATCCAGGGTTTCGCGAGGAAAACGAGGAAAATACATAAATATACACATATGTATGTATTATATTTTTGGCGCTTACACCTTTTCTCATTTCAAACGCCCGTTTTACAGGAGATGTTTTAGTTGAATTAGACATTTACCAACAGGATTATTTTGATTATATTTTTTTGCTAACTCTTCGTTTTTATCTATAAAACAATCAAAGCAAAGATTTATTGCCTTTCTTAAATAACGGATAGTATTATTTTGATCGTATTCTTTACCACAGCCGCCAACGCAACGCTCGTATTGACCACCTGATAATTCTTTTAGCCAATGCGACTTGCTTGTTAGAAATTTGATTGTTTGTATTCTTGTTTGTTTTCTGTTTTCGTATTCTATTTTATATTTATTGTCATTTGTATATTTCATAAAAAATTTACACGGTTCATCGGCTATTCCAAATTCTTCACGCATTTTATCCCACATATTTTTATTAGCACATCTAAAATATAGATAATTATTTTCTTCGTTTTGTTTTACATCACAAGGAAACCCACAATTACAATTAGGCAATTCTTTTGCTAATTGATTATTTGGAAAATTGTATTCTACATTAAATCTTACATACTTTCCACCTCTAATTTTTTCCCAATTCGCTTCGTTGTCTATCATCATTTTTTCTGTAATGGTATTCTCAATAAATAAACTACTATACCCGCATTCATTATCATCATTGTCAATGTTAAAGTGTTCAATAATTCCACCTCTATCAAAATAAATATTGCAGTTTAGTTGATAATCATTTTTGATAACTTTTTTAGTATAATCAAAAAATTTACCCAATCTATTCACCGGATAAATTGCTACTATATTTATTGGTGGATAAACAGAAGTATTCAATCCACCAACCCCCTTCTCGTGTTCCCAAAATCTTCTATATAAGCGTGATGTTTCACCAACATAAAAATAACCATCTTCGCATTGTAAAATATATACCCATCTCATTACTGCTATAATATTAATATAATTGCGTTTATATAATTTAATGTTGTTAATTATATAAAAATTCAATCTTAAACGTTAGACAATCATGTGTGAAATGTAAAAAAGTGTAAGTGATCAGTTACATCTTCAATAGTCTAAATATATTACACCGAACGCGAATGCGTGTTATAAGTATTTGGTGACTGTGAGAAATGATTTGAACTTGTTACAGTTCCCGGGTAGTACCGATACGGGCTTGGTTGAACGGCTGGCACCTGGAATTGCGGGAGCTGCTTGTAATAGCACCGCTTCTTGTTCTGGAACGGTCCCGATTGTCTAAAATTGAGCGGCAGTGGCGCGTGGCAATTTGGCGCTTTGTTCTTCAGCAAATTAATCACATTTGGATCATTTCCGGCATAAATTTCATTTGCGCTTACAAGTTGTTGACCCGTGTTGTTATAATTTTGAATAGACGCCGCATTCGTAGAAATAGTATCAACATTTAACTTGAGATTACGAGTAGAACTGTCCACCGCTCCCTGCTTCGCGAACTGATAGTTGTTTGGCTTATACACAACAAGCTGGCACCCGGTTTGATTTGATGGCCCAGAAAGAGGCATACCCCAGTAAGGGTTTCTTATAAAGTCGGTAAATACTTGAAGAGCAGGCACCTTTTCGGCCTCAGGTAGTCCATTTAACCAATCAAAAAAGCCGCGAATTGAGTTGATGCCCAATGTATTAAATTGTGTAACAGTTGACTGGCCGAATATTCCGACGTTGACCATAATAGCAAGCATTTGGGCTATCAACGCGTTTTCAGTTGCGTCGTAAATTTGCGCATTTGGTTGGCAATTCGCAAGATAAGTATTTGCGAGGGCAAGTGGTCCGCCCGGCTTATCATCTCTATTTACAGAGATGAAGTATGGATTCGCATCGTAATCCGCCGCCTGCAAATTTGTTCTGTATGACAAGAAATTAAACGCCTTTTGATCGTAAGTCTTGCATCTATTTTGTAAATACTGTTTCGTTGTCGTGTAGTAATTCTTTTTTAGATTTGTGCTGGCATAAATAGCTCTGCGCTTGGCTTTAATCTCGTCGTTGCAGCACCACCCGTATTTCTGGTAATTTGTAGTATTTTCCTCTGGGTTTTCCTGCAAGAATGTTTTATTTGGATAGAAACTTGATACGATTCCTACACCTTCACATTTTTTACAGTTCGCGTCCAATTGAGACACACCGTCAACCTCATATGGAGTGTTCAATTTGACTGTAAATGCGCCGGGTTTATCTTGCATATCATTAAGTAACCCCGACCCTCCAAATCCACCACCGAGAGATGTACCTTTGCTGGATTTAACATATCGGTTAATATTGTAATTGATTAGCGCGTTTTCATCTATGGAGATCTGTATATCACTATTGTGCGGGGCAACACCATTCAAATTCGGAACATTTTCTATAGGCTGAGGGGGAACAAATCGCCCCTTTCTAAAATGTTTAATCGGGCGGGGCAACCCGAAACCAGTTTGAAACACATTGCCAGGGTCATTGTTTGTTAAAGGTCTAATATGTCCGGGAGCAGTTCCTACTGGATTACTGTTTACACCGGTCCCCTTCCAGGTAATATATTGTTTATTGAAATATGTACTTCCATGATTGTATCCAGATGCGGGCATAGATCTCATGCCCAATGGGTAAACGGCACTTGACATTTATATTATTATTGAAGAAAATAAAAAGTAATCTTACAATAATATATTAATGCGGGCATTGATAAATATATTGATTGTATTTTTTATTATTTTAATCGGGTACCAGATTGTTTTAGCGAACCACATTGTAGAAGGGTTAGATAACAATAGTACTGACTCTACTTATCAGCCATATGATACGAATAATCCGTCAAACGCACTCATTTTAGCGCAACAGAATGCCGGAAATATCGCATATATAAAACAGAGATTGGATTCTGTTCAAGATATGCGCCAACAAGTACAGGACTTGAGCGGGAATGTGGTAACATTACAGGGACAGGTAAATAGTTTAGTCGCCGCGCAAAAGGATTACGCTACACAACTTACAGCGGGACCACCCCCAAATATATCCGGTACTACAGAGGACGATGATTCAGCAACTCCGCAACCTATGCCGACATAAATTGGGAAAAACGAGACAAACTGTAAAAATAAATATATTTACATAATTTAAGTATAATGTCGAATATATTTCAAGATGTATTAACTGATGCAAAGGGGGTTGAAGAGAGACTCCTTGGTCCTACATATCCATACTATAAAAACATTCGGTCGCCAAGTGAAATTGGCATGAATGACAATGGCACGCTTCCACAAATGTCGCGCAATATCAATGGCCTCATCCAATACGTTGAGTTATTAGTATCCGGAAATAGCCAGGCATCCGCAACAGGCAGACCTTTAGGCAACAAATTTTTCCTACAGACAGGAGCAAAGTGTGCGGCGGTAGATAAATGTTCAGACCCAAATGTACCGTCTACGTGCGATCAAACAAACCGGTATATTTACATTGACAATGTGCCTGAGGGAAATATTCCATTTATATCCAGTGGCGTAGGAGTAAATTTTTCGGAATTTAAGGGGTTGATACCAGGCGCAATGGGAAACCTAAACGTTTTAAACCCATTTGCGATTCTGCGAGCATTCGCGTCGGGTTCCACACCTCCGTGCCAGGAAATAACCATGCAGACCATTGATGTTAACAACAACTCTTCGTCGGAGACCCATTACGTTACATTGGCGGATATTCAGAATATGGATCCCTGTTCATTTCCAGGCGGGCTAAACCCTGTTACGCAGGCCAGATGTAAGGAGACATTTCAATCGCGCGTTGCCCAAGATGCGGCGCCGGTTTTGTCCAGCGATCCAATGGATCAATTATATTTTGCCAGTTTAGCCGGCGTTGGATTGTACATTCTATATCGGTTTATGGAGAAATCGCGGTAAAGACGTGAATATTATAAGTTACTTATATTTAACAACTTATAATGTCAGTATGTTGTGGCATGTGTCGCAAATTATTAGAGAAACCAGGCTATCTTATTCCGTCTAGGTGCCTACGGAAAAATGGCGCAAGGGCGCATAAGGTGTGTTCGTCATGTTGGTGGGATCCTGTCCGCGGTTTTGCACGAGAAGATGCAGATCATAATTGCCCGGGATGTGCCTCTGGGTTGCCGTTACAGGCCCCGATTATTCATGCGGAAATACTACATAATGTAGGGGACTAGGAAATATTTGTGAAAAATGTGTTCCTACACTCTGTAGAAAAGGGTGGGAAAATCAAGAATGGGCTACTAGAAATCTTATATATATTATAATTTAGAAATAATATATAAGATTATTATAAATGCCGAAGGTTGAAATTGATTATTCCAACACAATATTTTACAAGATTTTCTGTAAGGACACAACCATTAAGGACCTTTATGTAGGCCTTACTACTAACTTTGTACAACGCAAACACGCGCATAAACAAAGTTGTAAAAATGAAAAGGCTTTGAATCATAATTGTAAATTATATAATGCGATTCGCAACGCAGGTGGATGGGATAATTGGCAAATGGAAATCATCGCGTTTCATAATTGTGCCGATAGTTATGAAGCACGTAAAAAGGAACAAGGGTATTTTGAAGCGCTTGGAGCAACCCTTAATAGTATTGACCCGTTTCCAAAACCAAAAATAAAGGAACCTCCCGCAAAAATTATCAAGGAGAAAAAAATCTTATTCTGTGAACCATGTATTGTACAATTTTCGCACTGGAAATTACAAGAAATACACAACAATACAAAGAAACATCATAAAATGGTAGCCGCGCATATTCTTAACACAACAAGTAACAAAACAAGCATCACATTAAAAAACATTCCGAAAAATGCCGATTTTTACTGCGAAGCGTGTGACTTTAGATGCTGTAAAAAAAGCAACTTTATAATTCACTCTAACACCAAAAAACACACTCATCGTGTGAGTGGAAATAATTTGGAAAATGCGGAAATTAAAACAAATGCCGAATACAACTGTGATTGCGGCAAAAACTACGCTACTTTATCTGGATTGTGGAAACATAAATCAAAGGCGTGTTCTATAAAAAGCGTTAATGTTGAAATTAAAAAGGCCGAAGCAGAT